GTATGGTCAGTCCGGCTCACGAGGCCATGTTGCGAGCAATCAAGGCGCTCAAGCCGGACATCGTGACGCTCAACGGCGACATCTTGGACGGCGCTCGCATCTCGCGCCACGCCCGCATCATGTGGGAAAAGCAGCCCACCTTGAAAGACGAACTCCACGCCGTGCAGGACAGGTGCGCCGAGATTGAGCGGGCGGCAGGCCGGGCGCGACTGGTGCGCACGATCGGCAATCACGATGCGCGGTTCGAGAACTACTGGTCGGCGAACACGCCCGAAGCGGAGGGACTGCCAGGGAGCACCCTGCTCGACTACCTCCCCCGGTGGCGGGCAGGCTGGGCGCTGCACATCAACGCCGAGACCGAGGGCTGGACCGTCATTCGGCATCGACCGCTCAACGGCGGCATCCATTCGGCATACAACAGCGTCCTCAAGTCCGGCACCCACTATGTCCACGGCCACCTGCACAAGCTCGGTTGCACCGCATGGGCAGACTACCGCGGTAGGCGCTACGGGGTGGACACCGGGACGCTCGCCGAGATCAACGGGCCGCAGTTCAACTACACCGAGGCGGGGCCGCACAACTGGGCGTCTGGCTTCGCTGTCCTGACGTTCCGTGATGGCCGGTTGCTGCAGCCTGAGCTTGCAGTGTTCGAGGCCGGTGCCGTCTGGTTCCGGGGCGAGAAGGTGTGAGTGACACTAAGTGGCAGGTTCCGCAAGCGTGTCGGGGATGCGTCTGGCTCTGCCCTTGGAACGGTCAGGGGTATGGCTGCGGTCATCCGACCGTCCGTGATCTGCTCGGCGGCGTAATGCGCTGCGGTGGCGTACACTTCAAACAATGGGGCAAGGCATGAATCTGATGATGGCGCGTATCCGGCAGGTGCTGTGGCGCAGTCGGGCGTACAAGCGGCTGTTCATGGCTCCGGGCAGCAACGAGTTGTCAGAAGATGGCCAGATAGTTCTCGCGCACCTGAAGCGGTTTGCGAGGCTTGGAAAGCCTCCGGCATCGCCCGGTGCGCAGGTGGACATGTTCCAAGTTGGCCGGATGGTTGGCCGACAGGAGACGGTGCAGATGATTGTCGAGGCGCTGCACCTGGATGAGAGAACCTTGACCAATCTGCAAGAGGACTTCAGAGATGAGTGACGAACAAGGGTCTGCACCCGCAGGCAACCCGACTGCTCCGGCAGCGGCTCCTGCATGGTACGCGCCGGAAGGTCTCGACCCCACCACCACGGGCCAGCTCGGCGAGTTGGTCAAGGCGAAGGGGTGGAAGGGACCGGCTGACGCACTTCTGTCCTATCAAAACCTCGAGAAGGTGTTCGGCGCTGACAAGGCCGGTCGCACCATTCTCGCCCCCAAGTCCGATGATGACGCTGACGGGTGGAGCGCGGTCTACAACCGGCTCGGTCGCCCGGAGAGCGCCGACAAGTACGAGTTGCCGGTGCCGGATGGCGATGACGGCTCGTTTGCGCAGGCTGCGGCCCCGGTGCTGCACGAGCTCGGGCTTACCACGAAACAGGCCAAGGGGCTTGCGGAGTGGTGGAACCAAGCCTCGAGCTCGCGCATCGAGGCGGCTGACGAGGCATTCTCCAAGCAGTCCGAGGCCGAGTATTCGGCGCTCAAGGGCGAGTGGGGCGCGGCTGCTGCCCAGAACGAGGAGCTCGCCAAGCGGGCGGTGCTCAAGTTCGGCAAGGAAGCCGGGATCGACGAGGCGACCTTTGACTCGCTCGAGCGGGCGATCGGCACCGCGAAGGTGATGAAACTGTTCCACGCCATCGGTGCCAAGTTCGGCGAGGCTGACTTTGTGGGCAGCGACACCCCGTCGAGCGGTGCATTGACCCCGGCGCAGGCCAAGAACAAGGTGGCTTCGCTGTTCGCCGACCAGGAGTTCATGGGTCGGTACATGCACCAAGACCAGCGCGTCCGGCAGAGTGCCATCGAGGAGATGATGGCGCTTAACCGGATGGCGAATCCGGGTGTCACCGAGGAGTAGTTGCATCCGGCAGATGGTCGTCGTACTATCCGCCCGTGTGTTCTCCTCTGTGTGTTGCCGGGAGGGTTAAACCTCCCGGCTCTTTACCAGAGGTCGGGTAAGCCGCGAGGCCCCGCTGACAGCCGGAAAGACGGTCGCTCGGCCCGAGCGGAACGGGCAAGGATTCCGGCCCCGGTAACGGACAAGCCATCCGAGAACATCGTCATTTAATGTTTTCTGGAGGGCTATCATGGCCGACAATATCGCATCCGTTTATGCCGTTCAGTACGGCACGAACATCTCGCTGCTCCTGCAGCAGAAAGGCTCCAAGCTGCGCCAAGCGGTGCAGACTGGCTCGTACAAGGGCAAGGCTTCTGAAGTCGTCACGCAGTACGGTGCCACCAGCGCCCGTGCCGTTTCGACCCGGTACTCGCCGATTGTCCCGGTCAACACTCCGAACAACCGCCGTTGGGTGTTCCCGGAGGATTTCGACTGGGCTGACCTGATCGACAACTTCGACAAGCTCCGTCTCCTCGCCGACCCGCAGTCTGCCTATTCGCAGAACGGGCTCTACGCGATGGGCCGCGCCATCGATGATGTCATCATCTCGGGCATCTTCGGAACGAACAAGACCGGCGAGGCCGGTGGCACGAGCACCGTGTTCGACACCAGCAACCAGCAGATCGCTGTGAACTACGCTGCCTCGGGCAACGTGGGCCTCACGGTGGACAAGCTGCGTGAAGCGCGTCGCATCCTGATGGAGAACGAGGTCGACCTCGATGCCGAATCGGCGTACTGCGCCATTTCTGCCGAGCAGCACGACGACCTTCTCGGTCAGCTGCAGGTCACGAACGCCGACTTCAACACCGATGCTCCGGTGCTGCAGGACGGCAAGGTGACCCGCTTCCTCGGGATCAACTTCATCCACACCGAGCGTCTTCCTGTCTCCTCTGGTACGACTCACCGCCGCTGCCCCGTGTGGGTGCCGTCGGGTGTTCACCTGGGCGTCTGGAACGACATCATGTCCAACGTCACGCAGCGTCGTGACCTGTCTTCGCACCCGTATCAGGTCTACCTGATGGGTACCTTCGGTGCCACGCGCACGGAAGAGAAGAAGGTCGTCGACATCCTGTGCGCGGAATAAGGGAGTAAATAGTCATGGCAGTTGTTGCAGTTAAATCAACCCTTATCACCAACGCAGACGCGACCCCGGTCGTGCTCAACAACCCCCGTGTAGACGGCGGCTTTGAGCGCATTGAGGTTGCCACGGCAGATATCGCGAGCGGAGACAGCGTTGCTTCGACCTACCGGATGTTCCGGGTGCCGTCGAATGCGGTGATGACTGATCTCCGTATCTACTCGCCCGACATCGGCACCACGACCGCCGCCGATATCGGCCTCTACCGCACCGCCAAAGATGGCGGCGCGGTGCAGGATGCCGATTTCTTCGCGTCGGCTCTGGTGCTCAACGCGGGTGCCATCAACGGCACTGATGTCCTGCATGAGGCGGCGGTGTTTACCATTGCCAACTCGGGCAAGGAGCTGTGGGACGCCCTCGGTCTTACGAGCGATCCGTCGGTGTTCTACGACGTCACTATGACCCTCACGGGCGCTGCTGACGCGGCCGGCACCGTGAAGCTCATCGGTCGTTACACGGCGTAAGGTACAGGGGCGGGTCGGGTAACCGGCTCGCCCCTTCTTTCGGGAGACGAACATGGCAGAGCGTTTTTACGGAATCGACCGGGGCGAGCAGGGTGTCCGCAACGTGACGGAAGGCTCAGCCTCCACGGCCACGACCGATGTCGAGGTGCGTGTTGACCTAGCCGCCAATATGCAAAAGATGGAAGTCTTGCTTGCCCTTGATGTCATCAAGGAAGCGATCATCCAGGATACTTGGCCGCCAGCCTAATAGCTGCGGGAGGAGCCCGTGGCTACGAGTGACGTTGCAATTGCGAACCTCGCGCTCACCAAGATTGGTGACTTGCGGATTACTTCGCTTGCGGATAACACCAAGCCTGCGCGTGAGCTGAACGCCATCTATGGGATGCTGCGGGACAAGCTTCAGCGCACCTACAACTGGCGCTTCTGCGTGAAGCGGGCGAACATCGCGGCAGATGTCGCGGTGCCGACCTTCGGCTATTCGTACCAGTTCACCCTGCCGACCGACTGCTTGCGCATCCTGCAGGTTGGTGCGTTTTTCCCTGCGCCGGACCTGTCCGACCTGATTGGCGGTGGTGGGCAGGAGTACCAGCTCGAGGGCGGCAAGATACTGACCAACTCGTCTGAGCAGATGAACCTGCGCTATCTGTCGCGGGTGACTGACCCGACGAAGTTTGACTCATCGTTTGATGAGGCGTTCGCGGGCCTGTTGGCGTACAACGTAGCAGAGGCTTTGACACAATCTGACGCTAAAAAGAACGCGGCGCTGCGCGACTATCGCCTGTGTCTGACGGAGGCGGTCCGAGCAAACGCCATTGAAAACCCACCGGAGTCGATTGCCGACACGACTTGGCTGTCCGTGAGGCTCTGATGCCAAACGTCAACCCAGCGATCGTCAACTTCAACGGTGGCGAGGTCGGGTCGCTGATGAGCGGTCGCACCGACTTCGACAAGTACGCATCCTCGACCTTCCGTATGCGGCGGTTCATCCCGACCGCGCAGGGTCCGGCGAAGCGGTGTCCCGGCACGAAGTATGTCCTGCAGACGCTGTACCCTGACAAGCGGGTGTGGCTGCAGCGGTTCGAGTTTGCCTTCGACCAGGCGTATGTCATCGAGTTCGGCGATTACTACTGCCGTCTGTACACCGACCGAGGGGTGGTGCTCGAGGACCCGCTCGACATCTCGAACATCACGCAGGCGAGTCCGGGTGTGCTGACCTATGTAGGTGCAGACCCGTCGAACGGCGACTGGATGTACATCTCGCAGGTTGCTGGCATGTCACAGGTGAATGGCCGGTATGTGAAGGTGACGAATGTCAATGCCGGAGCCAAGACCTTCGAGCTCTACGACATCGACGGCGGCGTGATCGACACGACCGGGTACACGGCCTACGGTGGCAACGGAGATGTGGCGCGGGTCTACACGATCCCGAGTCCGTATGCGGTGGAGGATTTGCTCACCGCTGAGAACACTTCGGCGCTGTCCATTGCCCAGTCTGGCGATGTGCTCTATGTCGGGTGCGAGGGGTATGCGCCGCAGACCCTGACGCGCAGCGGGAACACGAGCTGGGCCTTTGCGGATTACGCGCCGACCGATGGTCCGTTTCAGCGTGAGCCGAATGCGAAAGAAAGCTTCTTGCTGACCGCGACGACCGGCAATGTCACGGTGACTTCCGGCCTTGCGATATTCGACAACGACTCCGTGGGTATGCTCCTGCGGTTGCAGCCGGTGAACATCACGACGACGCAGTGGGAATCGGCGAAGTCCATCACGGCGGGCGATATCCGCAAGTCGAGCGGGAAGTTTTATCAGGCGCAGAACAGCGCCACGACTGGCGCGATCCGGCCCATCCACGAGGAAGGACAGGACTACGACGGCAATACGGGCGTGCTCTGGAAGTTCCTGCACCCCGGCTATGTCATCCTGAAAATTACCGCTGTCACGAGCACGACGGTGGTTGATGCCGATGTGATAGGTCCGGGCGTGGCCCCGACTGAGCTGCTCTCGAGCGCGTCCTGCGTGTACCGTGTGGGCGCGTGGGGTCTGGGCATGGGCGCGGCCTATCCCTACAAGACCGCGTTCTGGCGCGACCGGCTGTGGTGGGGCGGCGGGCAGGATGTGTATGCCTCGGTCGCTGGGGATTACCTGTCCCACGCGGTCGACACGATGGGCGAGATTCTTGCGGACAACGCTCTGAACCTGACGCTCGCGGTCGGTAATGTGGACAAGGTGCGGTGGCTGCGTCCAGGTAACGCGCTCATCGTCGGGACTGCGGGGGCTGAAATCGCCATCCGCGAGAATGTGACGACCGCCCCGCTTGGCCCGGAGAACGTA